GCAGGTCGGGGGCGCAGGGCGCAGGTCGGGGGCGCAGGGCGCAGGTCGGGGGCGCAGGGCGCAGGTCGGGGGCGCAGGGCGCAGGTCGGGGGCGCAGGGCGCAGGTCGGGGGCGCAGGGCGCAGGTCGGGGGCGCAGGGCGCAGGTCGGGGGCGCAGGGCGCAGGTCGGGGGCGCAGGGCGCAGGTCAATAGTGTTCGCTTGAACATTGCAAGGGTGGGGCTTGGCGTAAGTTAGGGGCGGGGGCTTTCGCCCCCGCTTTGCCTTGGATCATGCTTTGCGCCATGCGCGGAGAGTTTCGACGGCATGAGAGCGCGGAACATAAAAAATTTTTCCTTCGTCTGTCATGAATCCCGCTTTTCTTCCGCTTGTGAATAGGTGGAAACCTTGGGCAAAGTAAGAGCGGAAATTTTTACAAGCGGATGATTTAAGAGTTTGAATTTTCATGATTTTTTAAGGTTGCGCGGGGGCTTTCGCCCCCGCTTGTGTGGGTTAGCCTTTGACGATTCCCGCCCAAGTGGTGCGGGTGCTTGTGAGTCCGTCCGTTCGTTGCGTTGCATTCGCTTTGCAAAGGGCTTGGAATTTTTCAACCGCTTTGCGTTCGCTTGCGGTCATGCTGGCAAGGGCGGATTCCTTGTCTGCATTCGAAACGCTGGCACTCGCCTTGGTTTCGATTTCCTCACCGACTATTTCAACGGCAAGGGTGAATGAATAGGCGTGTCCGTCTGCTTGCGCTCCCATAGCAAGAGCGATTTCAGCTAATGTGCTTGTTCCCTTTACTGGCAGGGAAACGGCCTTCGTGGTGGTGGCGGTGGTGGTTGCCATGCAAGGAAGATACGAAATGACCGCTCGAAGTCAACACCCAAACGAAAAAAAAATGTTTTTTTTTCTGAAAGAATTTCGAGAAATTTGTTGACAAGGTGCAACCCTCCCCCATTTCTCGAAAAATGTGGACGAAATTTCGACAGCGCAGCGGGGGGGCTGCTCTTCCTCAATCTCCCCACGTCCAATCCACATACCCCTCCCCCATTTGTCGAAAACATCAGCGATTTATCAAACTACATCAATACCAAACATAAAAAAAAAACCAACCCTCAAAAAGTGTAAGTACTTTTGTATGCCAGCGATTTCGTATCAAAATATTCCTTTTCGTTTAAATGTTGGGGGTACTACTACTCAAATACTAGCTCAAAACATGTCAATCCAATATCAGACAAACTTAAGAGCTAATAGAACATTAACATCATCTCAATCAACTCAATTTGAAACATATGGAATTGATAGTGCAATGAATGCCAATATATCGCTTGCATTTTATGCGGATACTTCAGGTTCTGGTGCAAGATATTGTCTAGAACAATTAACAGGAGATGTTTCAGCGATTATATCAATTGGTGGTATTTCGTTTAATAGTTGTTATTTAAACAGCGCGTCAGTTAATATACAACCCTTTGCCCCAGTTATTATCAATGCCGAACTTACTTCTTATAATCCAACCACAGGAGAAACATGGGGTAAAAATAGTGCTGGGAATAATAGAACCATAACCCAAATCTCTAATGCTTCTGATTATACTAACAAAATAGTATATGGTCATACTGTTTCTATTACAAATGGAACTGGTCTTTCAGAATCATCAAGAGATTCAATTACTTATGCAGTTACTTGTGGCAGAACTCCTAGATATACTCTTGGGGACATTAATTCAGATAAAGTGTTTTTAGATACTTTAGAAAAAGAAATATCAATCAAATCAACAAACATAACAAATTTTATAAACTATACTGGTTATAATGATGCTATATCTATTGGTTTAAAAGATGAATCAGGAAATAATGCACTGTCTTCTAATATAAATTTCTCTGCCGCGAGATTAATGGCGCAAAGTCTAACAGCTCAAGAGGGAGATACTTTAATTGCAGAAATAAAAGCAAAAGAGGTTATTTTATAATTAAAATACCCCCATTTAGTGTAAATATATTTGAATGCCAAAGAAAAAAACCGACTTGTCGGGTTCTCTTGAGATTCGTACTCAATTAGAACATAGTATTAAGCTTAAACAGCGCAAATTCAAGTTCACTCCAAAGCAGCAAATGTTTTTGGATATGGTCTTAGACCCCCAAAACCCAATCATATTTGTATCGGGACCAGCGGGAAGTTCTAAAACATATATGTCATTATATGCGGCCATTCAAATGATGATGAAAGATAGAGAGCGCGAACTACTTTATGTTCGTAGTATTATCGAAAGTGCCGATCAAGGATTGGGTAGTTTACCTGGAGATGTAGCAGAAAAGTTTGATCCATTCCTTATTCCTCTTTATGATAAGCTTGATGAAATCATTGTACCACAAGATGTAGTATGGTTAAAAAGTCAAGGTAAGATTGGCGCTATACCAATTAACTTTCTTCGCGGTGCAAACTGGACAGATAAGATTGTTGTTGCAGATGAAGCGCAAAACTTTACCTTTAAAGAACTTACAACTTTAATTACTCGCGTTGGAGAAGGAACAAAACTTATTATTTGCGGTGACTTCATGCAAAGTGATATTAATGGTCGTTCTGGTTTCTCACCAATGTTTAGACTCTTTGATGATGAAGAAAGTAAATCAAAAGGTGTGTGTACTTTTTGTTTTAATGAATCAGACATTGTACGCAGTGAAATTTTGAAATTTTTAATTTCAAGATTACAAAAAGCAGAAAAAAATGTGTAAATAAAATCAGACAAGACCTGCCAAAGCGCACAGCTAAATGTAATTGCAAAAAAATAAGGGCGGTTGTATCTTGTCTACTTTTTGTCCCCACAAGCCTAAGCCATGACTCAAAAAACCAAAACTACAATTACAGAAGCTGCAACCGCATTAAAATGGGTCTTACCAATACTTTTCGGAATTGTTATTTTGTGGCTTAATAGTAGATATGCAACAGTTGAGGCTTTTGATGTTTTAGAAAATAAAGTTTTAACAATAGAGTCATTAAATAAAGAAAATGGGGCTGATTTAAATAAAAAAATAGAAATAATTAACACAAAGCTTGAATATATACTAACGGACGTTAAAGAAATTAAACAAAAAGTCAAATGAGTCAAATATTCTGTTCAAGCTGCGGGACCAAACATCAATATACATACTCTCAACCAAAATTCTGTTCCAACTGTGGTCAGTCTTTTGGAGCTTCTTTCTTGCCACCAAAAAAGCAAGTAACTAGCGCCAAGTATGATATTGATGAAGAGGATGAAGAAGACGATGGTGAAAACACTAACGTTCAACATGTTCCTAATATTCGAAATCTACAAGTAGACATCGAAAAAGAAGAGGGAAATAATCAATTTACTCTTGGTTCTTTATTTGGTCAAGGTAATGCGGGTGTTTCGAGGAGGAGTCGCCGTTCCAAAACGGTAGATGATTTTATTAGCGAAAAATCTACCAGTGGGGAATAAAAAATATAAATATGAAGATTATTCCGATGTCATTGATGCTACTATAAGAAAGTTTAGGTCTAAGTGGCAATTAAATGCAATCAATTGGTTTGATTTCTCTGACGTAGAGCAGATTATTAAGATTCACATCCACAAAAAGTGGGATATGTGGGATCAATCACTTCCTCTTGAGCCTTGGATAGCAAGAATAGCTTCTAATCAAATTAAAAACATAATTAGAAACAATTATACTAATTATGTTAAACCTTGTATGCAGTGCAAGTTTAACATGGGTGACAACCTCTGTTCTTGGACTCGTAGTGGCAATCAAAATGCAACTTGCGATATGTATGCAAAATGGTCAAAGCAAAAGAAAGCGGGGTATGGAATTAAACTACCTGTTGCTTTAGAAAATCATTTAAAAGAAATAGATTCCCAGCCAGACACATCAATTCATTTTGATTCGGCAATAGAAAGATTAAACGAATTATTAAAACTTAAATTAAGTAAAGAACATTATACTGTCTACATAATGTTATTTTTCGAAGAAAAGCCTGAAGAAGAGGTTGCTAAGTTCATGGGTTATAAAACAAATGAAAAAAACAGAAAAGCTGGATATAAGCAAATAAAAAATCTTAAAAAAATGCTTAGGGAAAAAGCTGAAGAAATAATTAGAGAGAATGATATTATAATAGAATAACAATGTTAACTGAATTACAAAAACAGCAAGTTGTCGAGATCTACAAATCTACTTCTGATTTGAATGAGATCACTCGTCGCGTTTTCGATAACCCAGACATTGACGGCAGAAGTAAAGAAGGACGCTTAATTAGACAGTTCATGATTGAGAGTAAGCTCAAATTCAAAACTGCTAGACGAGAAAAGAAAGAAGGTATTGAGTTCACCGAAGAACAAAAAGATTTTATTATTAAACAAGGTAATGATGGGTTATCTTCTTTAAAGATTGCCGAAATTGTTTTCCCAAAGAAAGAAGTTAAACCACTTTCTCTTGAGCAAAGAGCTGTTCTCGATATCCTCAGAGAAGCTAATCCAGACTATACACCATCTCAAGATACTGATGCCTCACTCAGCAGTTACGTTGCCCCCAAGTCTACTGGGCGCATCGTCAAGAAGATCAACGATGCCACTGGGTTATTTTTAGAAGAAGATAAGTTAAATAGGCAACATAAGAATTGCGTAGATAGGTTGGGAATAAACCTTAATAATTCTAGATTTATTAAAATTGTTAATAACTATACATCTAAAGATGATCGTGAGTTATTTGAGCAAGAATTTATTCGTTTAACTTGGGATAAACCAGATTTAACTGCTGATGAAATTAATTTATACATGAATGTCTGCAAAGAAGTTATTAATTTAGAAGTTGTAAGTAAACACCTTAATAAACTCAATGATTTGTTTGATATCGCAAACGATCAAGAAGAAATGAGTATAAGATTGGCAGAAATTATTAAAGCTAAAAGTTCTGAATATCATCAGTGCGAAGGTCGAATCGAAAATCTTACAAAAAAATTACAAGGAGATCGTTCTGAACGAATGAAGAATAAGCATAAGGAAAATGCATCTATTCTTTCTTTGGTTCAATTCTTCCAAGATGAAGAAGAACGAAAAAATATGGTAAGAATGGCTGAGATGCAAAAAGAAGTCATTCAACAAGAAGCTCACAGACTTGAAGGCATGTCCGAATGGAAAGCAAGGGTTTTAGGTATTTCTCAAGAAGATGTCATTTAAGTGTAAAGAGTGCGGACAGGAGTTCCCTGCCCTAAAAAGCCTTCATACGCATATCAAAAAGCACGATATGCTATTGGGTGAGTATTATGTTAAAAACTATCAGCGTAGAAATAAATTAACTGGCGATTTAATGCAGTTTAAAAACTACGATGAATACTTTGAAAAAGATTTTAGCAATCGTGATCAATTATTAAAATGGTGTGACTCCGCTCCATTCTCAGAAGTTTCTGATTATATAATTAAAATTTTAAAAGACCGCATAGAAAAAAAAGAATTAAAATATGCGCCAAACTCAATAGAATTATACACCAACCAACTCCCATCAATAGATGTTTATAAAAAATTCTATGGAAGTTATACTGATGCTTGTAAAAAATGTTTAATCGAACCAATGTTTGGTGGTAAATTCCCAAAAGAATTTCATAACGATTACTCAAAAATTAAAATCTTTATAGATACAAGAGAGCAAAAACCACTTCCTTTTAAAAATTTTGAGAAATTAAAACTAGATGTTGGTGATTATGCTGTTGGTGGCGAGCATTATAGCTATACTTATGTCGATAGAAAATCTTATGATGATTTTTGCAATACAATGGGTAATGGTTATGAAAGATTTCGTAGAGAATTAGAAAGATGTAGAAGTCTTGGGTCTTATTTATTTGTTGTTATAGAAACAGATTTATACAAGATGGAAAAAAAGAATATCTTTACTCCACAAAAAGTAAATTTAAAATATGTTTTCCACAATATGAGAACGATACAACATGACTTTAGAGATTGTTGTCAATTCGTATTTAGTGGAAATAGAAGTAATAGCACTCTCCTTATTCCAAAACTTTTGGTTTTAGGTAAAAAAGTCTGGAATACAGATATACAATATTTCTTAGATTCTGGCGTAATGAATTATTTTGAAAGGAAAAAATCATGAGTTGGGAAGCTGGTAATCAAAAATTAAATAAAAAATTTAAAAACATTAATCAAGAGATACTTGATACAAAAGGTTTTATTGACGAGAAGAAAGCTAAAATTTTATTATATAAATTTTTAAAAGAAAACCCATCTTTCTCTTCTGAATTAATCACAGGTGTTTCATTATTCCCGTTCCAGCATATGGCAATTAAAGCTATGATGGAAACTGATTACTTTTTGGGTATCTGGTCCCGTGGTATGAGTAAATCTTTCTCTACTGCAATCTTTGCTATTCTAGATGCGATTTTAAATCAAGGCGTACATATTGGAATCATTAGTAAATCATTCAGGCAGTCTAAAATGATTTTCCGTAAGATTGAAGAGATTTCTCGTAGTCCTAAAGCTGGATTCCTTTCTCAATGCATTAATAGAATATCAAAAACAAATGATGAATGGGTAATTGAAATTGGTAGAAGCAAGATAACAGCCCTGCCACTTGGCGATGGTGAAAAACTCCGTGGTTTCCGTTTCCAGAGAATGATTATTGACGAGCTTCTTCTGATGCCAGAAAAGATTTTAAATGAAGTTATTCTTCCATTCCTTTCTGTTGTAGAAAACCCAACTGAAAGACAAAAGCTTTATGATTTAGAAACCACTTTGATTCAACAGGGTAAGATGTCTGAAGAAGAGCGTTATAGATGGCCAAATAACAAAATTATTGGATTATCTTCAGCGAGTTATAAATTCGAATATCTTTATAAACTATATCAACAATATGAATCATTAATTTTCAATAATGCTGAAAAAGATAATGCTCATAGAGTTATTATGCATTTTAGTTATGACTGTGCGCCAGATCAGCTTTATGATCAAAACTTAATTAATCAAGCTAAAGCTACAATGAGTCAGTCTCAGTTTGATCGTGAGTTTGGTGCTGTATTTACTGATGATAGCTCTGGTTACTTTAAGGTAAGCAAAATGGCGCTTTGTACCATACCTGATGGAGAAGGTCAAAGCGTAGAGGTTGTGGGCGATCCTACAGCTCAATATATACTAGCATTTGACCCGTCTTGGTCAGAAAGTGAAGGGTCTGACGACTTCTCCATGCAATTATTAAAAATTAATCCAGAAAAAAGAAATGGAACAGTAGTTCATAGCTATGCCCTTTCTGGAACTAATTTGAAAAAGCATATTGAGTATATGCATTATTTATTAACTCATTTTAATGTTGTTTCGATTGTAGGTGACTATAACGGAGGCGTTCAGTTTATTAACTCTTGTAATGAGAGTGAAATATTTAAAAAGGCTGGAATTAAATTAGATATGTTTGATGCCGATTTCGATAATCCGCAAGAATATGATAAAGCTTTGAGAGATGCAAGAAATCAATATAATATATCTACTAGAAAAATCGTTCACTTAAGAAAACCAAGTTCTGCTTGGATTAGATACGCCAATGAATCGTTACAGGCAGCATTTGATCACAAGAGAATATGGTTTGCTGGAGCGGCAATGGACGAAGCTTATAATAAACAAAGGTTAGCTAATATACCAATTCAAACATTAAAATTCTCAAGGCATGATGATGAAAAAGAATCTGGCGCTAGACAAATTGATTTTATTGAACAATTAAAAGACAATATTGAACTTATTAAAGTACAATGCGCACTTATTCAAGTAAATACTTCAGCTCAAGGTACGCAAAGTTTTGACTTACCAATGAACTTAAAAAAGCAAAGGGGGGCTGATAAAGCAAGAAAAGACTCTTATTCTACGTTAGTTTTAGGCAACTGGATGATGCAGACTTATTTTGATATGATTAACCTTCAAGAGCAAAATATTCAAGCTACATTCGTCCCAATGTTTATTAATTAACTTTTAAAGTTAACTTTTTGACATTTCGGTGTAAAATAGTGAAAGTATGAGCGGCTCAAAAAGACAGTATAATAAAAAATCAGATTATTGGACTAAATTTAAAAAGGTAGAGACTTCCATAAGTAATGTCATACCACAAACACAAAATTATGAGCCGCAGTTATGTGGTGAGCCATTTTATGTATCAGATGCTACAGCAAATACTAAAGAATTGATTTTTAGTAAAGCTTCCTATTCTCGTAGAAGCGGAGAAAGTCCTACTGGTTCTAGAAAAAATGTATCTGCGATGACTCCAACCACAGATAGGTTTGGGAGTATTAGAAATGGTTTGCTTCCATATAATTACGCTATGGATGGCGTTAATGTTCGTGAAGCTATTGAACTTTGTCAAAAGGCTTATGCTAATGTTGCTGTTTTTAGAAACGCTATAGATATCATGTCTGAGTTTGCTAATACGGAAATTTATCTTGAAGGTGGTACTCAAAAAAGTAGAGAATTTTTTACAGAATGGTTTAAAAAGATTAAATTATGGAACTTAAGCGACCAATATTTTAGAGAATATTATAGAAGCGGCAATATCTTTTTATATAGAGTTGATGGCAAGTTTAAAACAGATGATTTTGCCAAATTAGTTAATCAAATTGGTATCTTGGGCAATAATAAAATACCACTTAAGTATATTTTACTTAATCCTTTTGATATTGTCGCAAAGAGAAGCTCTACTTTTGCCGTTGGCGCATACGAAAAGATTTTATCAGAATATGAATTAGCTAGATTGCAAAATCCAGTTACAGAAGAAGATAAGGAAATTTTAGATGCAATGCCACCTTCTGTTAAAAAAGATATTAAAAAGGGGGCATATTATACAGATGGATTAAAGATTGAACTTGATCCAAAAAGATTAACTTATTCATTTTATAAAAAACAAGATTACGAACCATTTGCGGTTCCATTCGGATATCCAGTTCTTGAGGATATCAACGCCAAAATGGAACTTAAGAAAATGGATCAAGCAATTACCCGTACCGTAGAAAATGTTATTTTGTTAATTACTATGGGCGCTGAACCAGATAAAGGCGGCATTAATGCTCAAAACTTATCTGCAATGCAAAGTTTATTTAAAAACGAAAGCGTTGGAAGAGTATTGGTTTCAGACTATACAACAAAAGCAGAATTTGTTATACCAGATTTAGGAAAAGTTTTAGGTTCTGAAAAATATAAAGTCTTAAATGAAGATATTAAACAAGGTCTTCAAAACATTGTTATTGGTGAAGAAAAATATAGCGCTACAGAAGTTAAAGCTCAAATATTTATTGATAGATTGAAAGAATCTAGAAATGCATTCTTAAATGATTTCTTACAAGTCGAAATTAATAGAATAGCTAAAGAATTAGGATTTAGATCGTTTCCAACAGCAAAGTTTAGAGATATTGATATGAGAGATCAAACTCAACTTATGCGCATTACAACAAGGCTTATGGAGCTTGGTGTTCTTACTCCACAACAAGGTATGGATATGTTCCATACTGGTCAATTCCCAAAAGCAAAAGATATTTCGCCAGCGCAAAATACATTTAATGAAGAGAGAAAAGATGGTTACTATAATCCACTAGTTGGCGGTGTTCCATTAATTTCTCCAGGTGGAGATGGTGAACAACAAGTTCAAACAACTACTACTAATAAAATGGCTGGAAGACCAGAAGGTACAACTGGAATTCCTTTAGTAAAAGGAAATTATTCAGTAAAAGATATTCAATCAGTAGTAAATAAAATTGAAAAAACACGCGCTACTATTTCAACTAGTTTAAAGAAAAAACTTAATATCAAGAAGTTTAATGAACAACAACAAGATATGTTGAATAAGTTATGTGAAGCTGTTGTAGTTTCAGGTGATATAGAAACTTGGGAATCAATAGCAAATTCTTGTGTAAATAATTTTGATAATATCGCTTCATTAAATACTATGCCAGATATTTTATCTATATTGGCAGAACATCAATTAGAAGATGATTACTCAGCAGCAATTTTATACCATTCTCAAAAAATAAATGAAAATTAATCCAGAAGACATCAAAGTGCCACTTGAAAAAATAGTGGAAGTTAAAAACGGAGAAACTCAAGTATCTCTTGCTAAAATGGCAGACAAAAAAGCTGTAGTATATAAATCATTTATGAGTGCATGTGCATCAGATGATAAAGCTCTTGTTGATACAACTGATATGGATGACGAATCAACTATGAAAGCTTGTATGGTTCAATTTGATAAAATGCAAGGTATGCTTATGGAAGAAAGTGATTCTGGAGAATTAACTCCTGCTCAGAAAAAACTTCCACCAGCACTTCAAAAAGCTCTTCTTGAAAAAATGGATAAGCCTTCAGATCCTGCTTCTCATGAAAATGAAGAAACAGAAGAGGAAGAAAAAATGGAAGAAGGCGAAGATGATGAAGAAGAAAAAGAAGATTAATTTTTAAATATGAAGTATAAATACACCACAAAATTTGAAGCCCCAATATATTCTTGCGCGATTGGTGATGAAACATTTATTTCTAAAGCGTCTTTAGAGAATTTAAAACCATTAATTCCACAAGATATAGATTTCTCAGAAAATATTGATTTACTTGCTGTTGCTTTTAACGCTGCTGTAGTAAATAAATTTAATAAAAATGATGATGGTATGGATGCAGAAACTGCCGCAAGGGTAGTTAAAAACTTTATTCATAAACCAACAAACATTGAACATGAAAAAAGCAAAATTGTAGGACATATTGTATCCGCTGGGTTTAGCGAATATGGTAATGACAATAAAATGCTTTCAGTTGAAGAAATTAAAGATCGCTTAGATCCATTTAATATTTCTCTTGGAGCAGTTGTTTATAAATATGCAAACAAAGATTTTGCTAAGTTAATAGAAAGATCTGTAGATCCAGAAGATTCTTTATATCAACATATATCTACAAGTTGGGAAGTTGGTTTTAGTGATTATGTAATTGCCGTTGGTGGTAATGATTTAAAAGATGCTGAGATTATTAAGAACCCAAAACATTTTGAAGAAATGAGAGCTAAACTTAGAGCTTATGGCGGTTCTGGTAAATTAGATGATGGATCAAAAGTTTATAGATTATTAAGAGGCGATATTTATCCTCTTGGTATTGGGTTTACAACTACTCCTGCCGCAGATGTTAAAGGTCTTTATTCTTCTCAAGATGATTCTACTAATGTAGAGATAAAAGATAAAAGAGATAAAAAAACATACTTTCAAATTAAAAAACCTGAATTAACTGAAAAAGTTGAGTCAAAAATTTCACAAAATAAAAATATTAATGTAAAAAACAAAAAAGAAATCATTATGGATATTGAACAAGTACTTTCCGAATTGAAGGATCTTCTCATTGAAAAGAAATTTTCTGAAGAAGCAGTTGCTAATATGACCAGCACTTTTGCTGACGCTATTAAGCAAAAAGATACAGAATACCGCGAATCTCTTACTAAAGCCGATGAAGAAAAAGAAGCTTTAGCAAAAGAGAGAGAAGAACTCAAGGCTTCTATGGAAGAAGTTCGCAAGCAACTTGCTGATGCAAGTGAAAAGCTTGCTGAATTTGAAGCTTCCAAAAAGGCTGATGAAGCACTTGCTCGTTTCAACGCTCGTATGGAATCTGTTGATCAATCATACGACCTTGATGATGAAGATCGTCAACTTTTAGCTCAAGAGTTAAAAGAAATCGGTGAAACAGAAGAAGCGTTTGCTTCATTCCAAAACAAGCTTTCCATCATGTGGAAGCATAAGAACAAAGAAGCTAAGGCAGCTATCGAAAAATCAATCCAAGATAAGATCGATGAAGAAGTTGCTAAGAAGCTTGCTAAAATGCAAGAGTCAAAGGCTTCAGTCGAACCAGAATCAGAAGAAGAAGTAATTAAAGAGGCTATTGAAAACTCAGAAGTTGCAGAAGCTGGAATTTCTAGTTCAAATGAAGAGTCTTCTCGCCAACCTGCTTCACTCCGTGACAAGTTCGCATCGGCTTTCAATCGTGATAATATTATCATTTCCTAATAAATAAAAAAAAACAATCTAACAAACAAAATATATGGCACTTAGAACATTACCATTCAGACAATATGATGAAAACGATGTTATTAACATGTTCGCTCTTGGCGATACCTATGTTAATGAAAACGTAACTGGTTCAAGTTTTGGAGATGCTGGAGTTTTCGTAACAGTTGACTCAGCAAATCTTAATCTTGATACAATTACCTATGATAGCACATACGATTCCTATCTTGGTAAAACCAATTATCCATTCGTTGGAGTCAATCAATATCCAAAGGTCAGTCTTACAGTTAAGCCAGCTGCTGCTGGTAGCGCTTGCTTTGGCATGACACTTCGTCAAACCGCAAAATTCGACGAAAACGGTGAAAAACTCCTTTATTACCCACAAAAAGCTGAAGAGCTTATGTGTGTACTTCCAGGACAAGCCGTTCCAGTTGCTACTCGCGGAGTATTTACTTTAACAAGCACAGCTTATGATGGCGCACTTTCAATTGGAAGTGGTGTAAAACTTTCTGCAACAAGTGGAAAGCTCACAGGTTGCTCAGTTGCAGATGCATCAAGAGTTGGTTTAGTTATTGCTACTGGCTCACGTGTTGCAGCTACAGCAGCTGATCAATTTGCAGGTGCTGCTGGATCAACAGGAACCTATGCAATCATTGGTCTTGGATTATAATTTAACCCCTTAATAAAAGAAGAAAAACTATGAAAATTACTTTAAAAAGAACTCCAGAACAAGTCGAGTTAATTAAGGCTATGGCTTCAAAGAACCGTGCGGTTGCAGTTGAAGCTCAGGTTGCACTTGCTGAATTCATCGGACCAGTATTGGCTGAGGTTATCAACAACGCTCCTACCCTTAGTAACTTATTCACAAGCCTTCAGTTTAATGCTGATGACAATCCAAGCATTCCGCTTGATCTCTATTATGATATCACAGCTGAAGACTATATCACCGTTTACAGCCAAAGCGTAGCTGGTGGTCTTCCACAGAACCAAGTTCTCCCAACTGTTTCTGAAATGAAGATCGCTACATATACTCTTGACTCAGCACTTAGCTTTGACAAGCGTTATGCTGCTAAGAGCCGCATGGATGTAGTTAGCAAGACCTTTACTCGCATGGCTCAAGAAATCCTTCTTAAGCAAGAGAAGACCTCTGCTAACCTTATCCTTAGCGCACTCGCTGCTGCTCAAACAAATGGTAAGCAACACGTACAACGCTCCAATACAAGTGGTCGTTTCCTTCTTGCTGACCTCAACGAACTCTTCACTCTTTCCAAGAGAATCAATACCTCATGGCTCAAGGGAACTCCAGAAGCACGTGGTGGACGTGGTATCACTGACCTCATTGTTTCTCCAGAAGTTGTTCAAGAGCTTCGTGCAATGGCTTACAATCCAATCAACACTGTTGGAAGCAACACCGATATCCCAGCTACCGACGAAATGAGAACAGCTGTCTATAACAACGCAGGTATTCCTGAGTTTTATGGAGTTGCTATCATGGAAATCAATGAGCTTGGCCGTGGTCAGCGTTTCAACACAATCTTTGATAACGTTTCTTCACAAACCTATTCAACTGCTGCTGGTGGTAATCCTGGTGCATTCAATGGTGCTAATGAAGAAATTATCATTGGTCTTGACCGTGGACGTGAGTCTCTCATCCGTGCAGTTGCCGTTGATTCTGAGAATGGTTCTGAATTCAGCCTTACTGCTGATGACCAGTACAGCATCCGTCAGAATAAGATCGGTTACTTCGGTTCACTTGAAGAAGGACGTATGGTTCTCGACAATCGCGCTCTCGTTGGCAAGATTGTTTCTGGCCTCGCTTAATTCAAGCTATAAATTTAAGAGTCACCCTGAAAGGGGTGACTCTTTTTTTTGTTTAAATTTCCAGTATTAACAGTATAATATAATATGGCTAGAAAAAAGAAAATTGAAATTATCAATGGTTTAGAGCAAGTAAATGATATAGCTGTTGGTTCAACACAAAAGAAAACTTTAGTTCAAGAAATAGATGAAATGAGAGCCTCTGGTAAAGTAGGTACTCCAGAATTTGTTAGCAAAATGAGAGAACTTGAGATTCTATTAGGAGTATCAGAGATTAGTCCATTTGGTACAAATGAACTTGAAGTATTTGAAGCGAATTTAAGAGAAATGTCTCTATCTGAAATGCAAAAGGTTGCCCAAAAGGTTGGGCTTAATCCGTTTCACGACCAAGTAACATTAAAAAATATTTTAATTAAAGAGTTTAAAGCATCCACAAGAAATAGTCGCAGAAACATTATGCCTACCATGATGGAGAGCTTTAAAATTGATCCAAATAATCCAAAACACAAGGAATTACTTAAAATACTTAATGATATTTAAGTGTAATATAAAGTATGAGTGTAATTGCGGACTTATCTTTAAAAATATTTCAGACAGAATTTGATAGTGATACTGGCATTATGCCACGTTCTCATATCTCAGGATGGTTAGATGCTAACCTTGGACAATTAAATACATTATTAAATACTTCTTATAGTGGTTCAGATGCAGAGCTTGATTTAGAATCTCAAGCTATTTATAAAGAGCTATATTTAGCTAGTTATTATAGAAAGCAATCTAGAAACGCATTAAGAGGCTTGATTGATGCTAATGGTGGTGGGGGTGACATATTAAGTCTTAATGATGGCAATAGTTCAGTTACTTTCACTAATAAAAATGAAGTTGCAAAAGTTTATAAAAGCATGGCTGATAATGCTGAAACACGCTTAAATCAACTTGTTGCAAAATATAATATATATCAATCACAACCACTTCAATTAGGCGGTATTGAAACTAATTTAGATATTTATTATTAATTTTTTATTTAAATTTATATATAAAAAAAGAGGCTGATTTCTCAGCCTCTTTTTATTTATTAGGTTTATATTAATTGATATTAAAGATAAACTGTTATTCCACTATAACTACCGCTCATTTGAATACCATTTGTAGTATCATTAGCACCACCAATTTGAGTACTAAATGTGATGTCTGCTGTTTTGTTAGCTCCAATAGAACTTGAATAACTAATAGAGTCAATTTGAGCATTTTTCATTGTATATCTTACAGCAGGTATACTGTTGCCACCAGGTTTGTTAACTGTAATTGTAATGTCATTTTTTGGATTAGCTTCCACTAAATCAACAAGACTACCATTTTCAGAGTCAGCTTGAACACCATTAACAGTAAGAGTTGCTGTAATTGGGAAGTCAACAGTGCGAACGAATGCATATTTTGAACCAAGTCTTTCAATTGGAGAGCGTCCAAGAGGAAGTGAAAGACTTGCACTTTGTAAATGAAGACCTGAAATATCTGCACCAATACCACTATTACCTATATTACCGAAACTAATCGTAACATCTCCTGGTCGTAAGGCATTAACAATAGTAGTTCCTGTTTGACTATTTGGCTTACTAAAAGAGATTACTGGTGTTAATTTTGTACCTTTTTCTTGATCAATACCAGCGCTTGAGCAACCAGTTGCTTGACCAGCAGAACCAGTGCCAGGAACAGTGAATGCGTTCATGTTAGAACCTTCCACTGAAACTGAAACAGTTGGAATATTTCCTACTGATAAATCAACAGTATAGTCAGTAAGATAAGCGTTACCAATACCAATTACTGATTTACCACTTAAATTTGTTGTAGATGCATTTAAGTCATTTCCTTCGTCTGTGGTTACAATGTAAAAGTTTTGACCACTTCCATCTATTAATTGTCCAGATGGAAATTGGCTTTGAGTTTGAGTAGATCCAGTTGGAACATAGAATCCAAGAGCCGATTCATTAGCTCCATCTGTTAAATAATATGAAAAGTCAAGTGAAACTGTTGGAGATTCAAGAACAATTGAGTCAATACGGGCCAATTCACCGAATTGGTTAATATCTTGACGAGCAATGTTAAAATTATAGTTTGCACTTTGTACTCTGTCTAATTGATAGTGTTCACCAGTTGTTGTTGAAGCAGCTGATTTACTAACATAAAGACCTTCTGATTGATAAATTACTCTGTTTCTAGGCATAATATTTAGTTTATTAGTTTTACATTTTAAAAATTAAAATGAGAAATTATTTTTAGGATCTAGGATATCTTTGCTGATGCATCTCAAAATCAATGAATCCAATATATAAATCATTAGCTAAAGTTTTGCGAGCTTTGTCTGTTAATTTAGAAGTAATAACTTCTTCGACAAAGAATAATGGGTTATTTTGATTTTCATTTTTTAATGTTTCATATGAATATGAGCCATTTTTAAGATCACCATATTCTGTTAACGGGTGTCCAGTAAATGGTATATTCGTAATTACTTCATTTTGAGAATCTGCAAAAATTGATAGTACTCCATCTAATTGGTAGGCATTCTCAGCCATAACAACAGCCTTCATGGATATTTTTGTAGTATCTTCGCCGCCGAAAGCAAATGGTTGATTGTTAATTGATTGGCTAGATAAGAATATAGCTGGAACAACCTGATCGTATGGTTGAACATAATTTTGAGCAGAACTAAAGACTCTTGGATTTGAGTTGTATTTTTTATCAACTAAAAGATCCTCTTCGCCTTCATTAGTAAAGTATATATTAAAATCTTTTACTGCAAAACTTCCTGTTATATTAGCTGTATTAGCAGCCCCACTAACTAAAGCCCTACCATTTTCAAAATCAAGCATTAAATTATTGCTGCGAGAAGTAAATGTATTATTAATCCATACTCCACTTGGTACATCAGCTCCAGCAATGGAGTTATCAGTTACCCATTGTTTGTATGGGCTTCCAAATGCTTTATATCTACTATCAAGACGGTCATCTGTATAATAGTAGAATTTACCAGTTTTATTTGAATAAGCTTGCCCCTTCTTTAGTAAGTAATTATCAAACCAAAGAAAAAATGAAGTAGTTGCTCTATGTTGGAATTGTTCGATCATATAAGTTAGTTATTTGTTTTTTATATTTTGTTAATAATGCTGATATATATTTAGTATTTTTAAATTTGCCTACATTTATTTTACCATCTACCTGAACAGCTTCTCCAGATCTACTTTTGGGACTATCTATAAATAAATAATATCCCAAACCAGATATACCAGATTCTATTCCTTTTGCCCAACTACGACCAGTTGCCCACGGCATTGGGGTTACAGCAAATATATCTTTTGGTTCTGGGAAATTAATAGTAAATAAACTGCCAGAATCTATATTTTTGGTAAAATATATTTCCATTGATTCAAATATGTTTAATATGTCTTTAATTGGATCTGTTCCATCAAAAAATCCAATAAATGAAAATAAATTTCCTTGACCACCAAGAGTACCACTTGTATTAGATGCACTAGGTCCGCCTTCAATTTCTTTTGTGACAGGATGGTTTAAAAATTCTTGAATTAATTGATTTTTAATCATTAAAAATTCTTTCCTCACTACCATTTCAAATTCTTTTCTAAGTAATTTCGGTGATTGTGAGTTAATTATTTTTTGAACATCTGCTGGAAGTCGTTTTGCCATTATTCATCAATTGGTGTTAGAAAGAATTCGTAGTATTGATTTGAAAATAATCCCATTGGATTACCATCGCTTCTAATTGAAAAGGTTATTCCATCAAATTCTACTTTTCTAGCTTCTTTAATATAATTATAACCATCTGGATCTACAATGATTTTAACAGAGCCTTGAGGCATTATAATTTTATTTTGAGAGCCTTTATTAGAGGAACTATCAGCAAAATGTTCTTCTTCTAATTTTAAATAATAAATTCTCGCCATAAATGTAGAAGATACTGTTTCATATTCTACGCTTGTAGTAGCTCCAGCATTTCCATAAATTGAATTATATTGTGGAGAGCTGGATATAGCTATCTTTTTGGCATTTTTATATACTGTGATTTCTCTAGAGAATGTATCATGTAAATCAGCAAGGGCTGAGATTACTTTATTTTGTCTAGATAAATTAATTAAGCTTGGCATATTGAAATTTACACTTTTTTATTTATTATTTATTAAGGTATAAGGATGAATGCTAAAAATTCTTTAGAAAAAAAGTCAAAACAGTCAATTACGGCTATTTTTAAACAAATGTTAATGATGATCGAGGATATGAAACAGGATCACGACTATCATTATAAAAAATTATATGATAATATTCCAGAAGAATATCATCCAGTAATTTCAGCTGCAAATCATTTTGACGAATCAAAATTGGCTTATATTCGCAAAAGAATATTAGATCAGGGAAATGAATGTTTAAGAACTTTTTCTGATGAAATTAATAATTATACTGTAAGTTTTGTTTTTAAATAATATAATAGAAAAATAATATGGAATTCAAGGAATTATATAGTTTCACAGTCGATAAGGAAGTAGAGAAAACAATTGAATCTACTAAAAAGGATAAGAAAACGGGGGAAGAAATCACTACCAAGAAAAAGGTAAAGGAAAAAGTACCCGTTTCAATTCGTTTAAAAAGACCTTCACGCAGAGAATTGGAAGAAGCTGAATTAGAGTTCAGTGTTGAAATGAGTCGCTGCGTTAAGAAGGGTATTTTAACAAAAGCCATGCTTGCTAAAAAGTATAGTGATACTGGTGGTTTAATGAGTGAAGATGCTGCTGGTTCATTAGTTGATGCTTATAAAAAGATCTTTGATTTGCAAAATGAATATTCTCGCCTTGAAATTGTTCAAGATAAATCTGATAAACAAAAGGCTAGAGTTGAAGAGATTACAAAAGAACTCGCCACAACTCGCCGCGAAATTGTAGAATTTGAATCAAACTATCAATCTCTTTTTGATCACACTGCTGATGTTAAAGCTCAAAATCGTTTGATTTTATGGTATGTTATCATGCTTACTTATATTCAAGAAGAAGAAGATGAAAACCCAAAACCATATTTTGGACAAGGTGATTTCGATGAAAAGATTGAAGAGTATTATAAAAGAGAAGAATCGGATGATAGTCTTTATTTCTTAATTACTAAGAAAGCTGCAACTATTTTAGCTTTCTGGTTCTTCAATCAAGCTTCTGACAAACAATCATTTGATGGTTTAATGGAGAAACTTGAAAAGAATGAAGTGTGAGTGAAGAAGAATATATAGCCATTGTTGGTGAAATATTTGATGGGTATACTGAGTTTTACTTTAAAGGTGAACCAGTATACCTAAAACATTTTTCTATTAGAGATCAAAGGTATATTCATAAATATTATAATAAGTATAAAAATCTTGCAGTTAATAAAGGCATACCAACTGAGGAAGAAGCTTTAAAGCGATTAAAAGAAGATGATTTATGGTCTAATGATGATGATTATAAAATATCATCTCTAGAACTTGAAGTTGATAATTTAAAAGACTCTTTATTAAATACCATCCTTCCTTCACAAAAAAAAGCTTTGCAAGAAACAATAAACGAGAGGCAAAAAGAGTTAAATATTTTAAAAATTAAAAGAAAAGAAGTAGTTGGTACAACTGCTGAAGATTTTGCTAATTCTAGAGCTAATGAAGAGTTTATTAGATATATCATATTTAAAGATCAAGAATTAAAACAACATTTATTTACTGAAGAAGAGTTTGGAAATTTAGATGATAAAGATATCTCAGCTTTAATTAAGCAAAACTCAAGTTGTTCTAGTAGACTGAGTGAAGAGTTAATTCAAGAAAGTGTGTTAAGAGACTTTTTTAATATGTATCTTTCTCAAACAGAAGATGTTTCCTCTTTTTATGGAAAACCAATTATATATCTTTCTGTTTATCAACTAAAGTTAGCTTTATATGCTAGAGTGTTTTATAATATATTCCAATATAATGATGATATTCCAAACGGAATTAAAAAAGACCCATCTGCTTTATTAAGATTTGCAGAAAGTAAACGTAGTGGTGGTAATAATAAAGTCTTATCAAAAATAAAAGATAAAGACTCTGGAGCAACAACTCTTTTTGGTGCAACAAAAGAAGATTTACAAGAGGTAATACCAGATGCACCAACGATTTCATTATCAGATCATATTAAAAATAGTGGCGGTACTTTAAGTATGGATGATATGATTAAATTAATGGGAGAATAGTATTTTTTATGTGTAAATATTCCTAAAGGAATAAGGAATGCCACTACAATTACCAGTAATTCAAACAGGATTAGAAGCGAGTATTCAACAAGCAATGAGAAATGCTGGGCGTAATGCTCAGATTAATCTTGGAACTAATAGCCGTCAGATTAATGCGCTTGCACAACCGCTTGGAAGAATTACTGGTCAGGCTGACGAATTCACAAAATCAATGGAAGCTGCAAATGCTCGTGTATTTGCTTTCGGTGCTTCAGTTGGTATTATTAATGGAGTAACTAAAGCATTTGGAGCATTAGTTAGAAATACAATTGAGGTTGAAAAATCTCTTGTAGAAATTAATACAGTTTTAAATGCTAGTAGTGATTCATTGCAACAATTTGGTAATAAGCTTTTTGATGTTGCTAAAACTACTGGTCAAACTTTTGATACTGTTGCTAAAGGTGCATTAGAACTTGCTAGACAGGGTTTAAGTACAGAAGAAACTTTAAAAAGAATTAATGATGCACTTATTCTTTCAAGACTTTCTGGTTTAGATGCACAACAATCTGTTGAAGGTTTAACTGCAGCGTTTAACTCGTTTAAAGAGACGGGAATTACAACATCTCAAATTCTCAATAAATTAGTTGTTGTTTCTCAAAAATATTCTGTTTCAGAAAGAGATTTAATTGAAGGTCTTAAAAGATCTGCGTCTGTTGCGGATCAAGCTGGTGTTTCTTTTGATGAATTAGTTGGTATTATTACAACTGTTCAAGAAAGAACTGCTCGTGGTGGTGCTGTTATTGGTAACGCATTTAAAACAATTTTTGCTCGTATACAAGATACTGGAGCATTAGAAGATTTACGTAGTTATGGTATAGTAGTTGACGATGTAAAAGGAAAAATTTTACCAGCTACAAAAATTTTACAAAATTTAGGCACAGAGTTTAATAATTTAAGTCAACTAGAACAAGCTGATCTTGCTAAAAAACTTGGTGGTGTTTATCAGTTATCAAACTTATTAGCCGCAGTTAAAGATTTATCAAGTGAACAGTCTAAGTATGTTGATATTGTTAAACTTTCAGCTGGGGCAACTGATGAAGCTTATAAGAAAAATGCTGCATTAAACGAAACCCTTGCTACTTTAATTAATAAAGTTACTCTTAGCGCACAACAACTTGGTGCAACTTTAGGAGAAATTGGTATTACTGATGGTTTAAAGAAAGTATTAGATTTTGTTAATAGTATTTTTGAAGGTTTCCAAAAAATACTTGGAGAAGAAAGTGCATTGGGAACTTTTTTTAAAGGATTAGTAAAAGGAATTGGAAATGTTTTAGCTGGTCCTGGTTTAGCAATATTTGCAGCTATCATTGGAAAACTTTCTATACAATTAGCTGGGTTTGGTATTGATGCTTTAAAATCCTTTTTCAAAATTAATCAATCTGCAAAAGAAATTCAAAATATTGAAAAATCAATTGCTACCGCTTTAGGTAGTAACTTAGGTTTACAAAGACAACTTTTTGCTTTAGAAGGAAATCGCGCTGCTCAACTTAAGTTAATGACTGATGCTATTGTTCAGCAAGAAGCTGTAATGCGTAGAATGTCTGCTACAGCTGGGTCATTAGCTGGATCACTATATCAACAAGGAGTAAGATCAGTTGGCGGTCAAGGATTAAGAGTTCCTAAAGCAGCTGGTGGTTATATGCCAGCGGTTGCTGGAGAAGCTTCAGATATTCGTCGTGGTGTTGGTGGGGCAAAAGCTGGTGACAAACCAGTAGTAATTCCAAATTTCGCATTTGGTGGCGGCAAGAAAGGAACTATGGTTGCTCATACTGGTGAGTATATTGTTCCTAATTTTGCAAGAGGTGGGTCAGCCATCTTTAATAGAGATATGATCGCATCAATGGGTCTTCCATCTGGTGCTAAAAAGATTGGTGCTGCTGGAGGATTTATACCTAATTTTGCTGAATGGTATGATAGTTCAACTAAAAAAGTAGTAACTTCAACAGATTATCCAAAAACTCCAGGGAATTGGACAAAAATTGCCAGTAATTCCCAAACCTATAGAAAATATGCAGATACTTTAGAAAATTATAAACTCCCTAATGTTGACTTTTATCTGTTCCCAGATGGAACAGGTGGTCGCGGAGCTACAGTTAGAGGCGCTCTTGGTAGAAGTAAATCTAAAGCAGTTGAGAATATTGAAAAACAACAGCAAAAAGTTGAAAAATCTGGGTTTTTTAATTTAAATGCAGATCAGCTAGGTGGAATTCTTCTTGTTTCGCCTAGATTTGGTAAAGGAGTCGGTAGTTTAGATACATCAATGCAAATTGCAGAAATACCGATCTTTAATCAAGGCAAATTCCAAGTTGATAAAAATAAATATATTAATTTAAAAGGAGTTAAGACATCTAATACTCCAAGCGGAAGAGATTTACAAGGATTACAGGGAGATATAAGTCAATTATTCGCAGGTGGAATTGTAGATCTTGCTTATAGATTATATGGAAGCACTTTTGATCCAGCAAGCGCTGGAGAGTTTACTCAAAAATTAAAATCTTTAGATAGTTCAAATAAACAACAATTAATACCACAGGCTGCACAAGGAGATTTATTTGAGGCTGCTGGTAAAGTTGCCCTTAATAGTTTTAGCAATTTAGAATCTTTATTTGGTTCTGCAGAACAAAATAGACCGTTTGATTTTCAAAATCCAGCTGCATTACAAAAAATGTTTGGAGTTAGTGTTTTAAGAGGGGAGGCGAAAAGAGGGGGAGAAAAAAACTTTTCGTCATCCAAACAAGTATCTGGTATTATTAAGAAAGTTTTTAATGATCCAGAATATTCTCCAAAAGCATTAGACGCTTTAAAAGCTCAGGGAGCTTTTAGTCCAGAGATGCAAAAACAGAAAAAAGAAGAAGAAATCTCTAATGCTGTAAGTGGTTTTATTCCTAATTTTGTAAGTCAAAAATATATATTAAATACTCTTGCTAGAATAAAAGCTGGCACAAGTGGCTTTTCAAAACAAGAACAAGAGACATTCTTAAATAAATTTGGTGCAAAATCTACTGGTAAAAAAATCTCTCTTAGAGAAGTTTATGATAAATTAGATGGAGAAGTTGGAATTGCTCAATTAATTGATAAAGCTTATTCTGCCGCTGGACTTACAGCGTCTAATGAAGAAGTTTATAGAATGTTTGAAAAACAAACTAAAGCAAATCCTTATCTATTAAGATCTTTAGTTTCGAAAAAGGGCTTTGTTCCTAACTTCGCAGATCCACTTAAAGAAGCTATAGGTCGTGAAATGTCTGCTGGTATTCCAGCTTCACAAATTTATGTAGACCAAAATTCATCATTAAAGAATTCTATGAATCCAATGGGATTAATGGTCGCTAATCGTCGTGATGAACCAGCTGGTGGTATGCAAGGTATTGCTCGCGCAAGAAAAGAAGGCGCTAATCCAATGATGTATGGTGCGGCTAGGGGATTTATTCCTAATTATGCCCCTCCAATCGGAGAAGTAACAAGACAAGATCTTGGAAGAACAAAAATTAGCGATCAATCTATACAGTCTTTCAATGAATCTTTAAAAGAAATTTCTGTAAGTTTAAGAAAGGGTTCTGTTTCTTTTACTGATGCTATTAATAAAGTTTCTCAATTATCATCTTCAACTGGATCAACTACTGCACAAGTAGCAAGGCTTCGTACCGCTGGAGAAGGCTTGGTTACAGCATATAATAATGAACTTCAAGCAAGAAATGCAAGAGCAAAAGAATTAAAACAAGAAAGATCAGAAAGGCAATCTGGTAATAATTCTAAGAATCCAAGAGACTTATTAGGCGTTGTTTTTGCCGTTCAAACTGGATTAAGTTTACTCACTGGTGCAACTAGTGATGCTACAAGTGGAGTTGGTAAATTTGCTAATGCTCTTGGTTCTGTTGCATCAGCTGCTTCAACAACTTTATTAGTTACTCAAGGTTTATCTGGTTTAGCTAAAGAAGGGAGTACCGCATCTAAAGTTTTAGGTAAGATAGGTATTTATGGCGCTATAGCTGCTGGTGCATTTGAAGCATTTAAACAATTTGCTTCTTATATAGATTCAACTAATCCAGCTATAAATCTAGCTACAGATGCAATGTATAGAGTTTCTCAAGCAGCTTCTAAAGCTGCAGTTAATTTGGGAACATTAAATCCAGCTCAAAAAACAAAAGTACAACAAGAAAGAGAAAGAATAATTAGTGAAGCTACTATAATAAGCCGATCTCCAGCAAGACAGCAAATGGTAACAAGTCCAACAGGAGTTCCTACTTACACTAGTCTTCCAGCTACAGTTAAAAGAGCTAGTTGGGAAGGTGTTTCAGATCAATTAAAAACAGATTTTAAAAATTTAGTTGATGAGGCAAAAGCTGTTGGTATTTCTAGTTCAGTAATATTTGAATCTCTCAATAAAGCTGCATTAAGCGATGGAAAAATTTTCGCAGAAGAAATAGAGAATATTTCTAGAAATCTTCAAGATTTAATAACTAATGTCGAAAATGTTAATCCAGAAAAATTAATTAAATTACTTGATTTAAAACCAGGGGAAGGTTTAGGTAAAGAACTTGCTGATTTAAACGAAACTAAATTATCTAATTTATTAAAAAGAAGTGGTAATGATGCAGAATTTAAACCAATTAGAGAAGCGCTATCTAAAAATAATGTACAAGATTTTGAGAGACAGAATGATTATATTAGATTAATAACTGATTTAATAAAACAAAGGGGCAATACTGAAAAAGAAGAAATTGAAACTTCTGCAGAAGCTTCTCTTAAAGCATTTAATCAAAGAATTAAACAGTTAGGGGTAGAAGCATCTATTAGAAAAAGATTATTCTCAGAGCAATCAGCTTCTTTAGAGGCTGAATATAACAATAATTTAGAAATAAGTAAAATAAATTCAGACACTACTCTTTCAGAAACAGAAAGAGCCAAAGCTTTAAAAGATCAAGAAGTAAGACATGCAGAAATTGTTGCTAATTTAGAAAAAGAAAAAACTTTATCTAGTCAAATAGATGAAATATCAAAATCCATTGGTGAAAAAATCACTGATCCTAAAAAACAAGCAGAATCTATAAAGAAGATATCAGAATTTCTTAAAGAATTTAAAAACTCTGCGGAATTTGAGGAGATAGTTCTTAAAGTATCTTTGGGAGAAATTGATGCAGAAGAATTTAAAAAACAAATAGAAGCAAAAATTGGAAGTCTTGGTTTAGAGGGTTCACAAGTAACTGATTTACTTACAGGTATAACAAATCTTGCAAAAGAAAGTGGCATATTAACTGATAATGCTAAACAAGAAAATTATTGGAAGGAAAAGACTGCCGCTCTTGATAAATCAAGTCTTGATATTGCTAAACAAAAAGCTGACTACTTTGAAAGAATAAACTTATTCGCAGAAAATCAAGTTGCAATATTAGAAAGACAAAGCGTAATTGCTCAAGGAAAAACAGAAGCTCTTGATATTAATAAACAGATAGAATTAACTCAATTAGAAAAATTTGGTGGAGTTACAAAACAAGAAGAGTTATTTGCTAAACAACAAGCAATAGAAGAGAAATATTTTAATTTAAGATTAAAGGCAGATGAGGCTGAAGCTAGAAGGCAATTAGACATAGAAACAACAAGATCGCTTTACACGAAAGATAATATAGAAGCTTTAATGCAGAATAAAGATTCAATAAATCAAGTAAAATCTTCCATTGATGAAGCGGTAAGTGCTATTAATAAAATGCCAGAAAATTTATCTAACGTAGTTACCGCATTAAGTGGACAACCACTAACACCTTCTCCTTTAAGTAATGTATTATTATCTGGTGGGCTAGGTCAATCATCATCTATACAACCAATAACATCGACAATTGATCAAATTTATACAAGAAATAATCCAAATATACAAAATTTAGATCAAAATTTAATAAATGGAATTGCCACTGTTCAAGAGAGATACGGAGCAACAAGATTACCCGTAACAAGTTTGAGGAGGGGAGATAGTGGTCAGCACCTGTATGGTAAAGCTGTTGATTTTGACGTTTCACAACTTTCACCTCAAGAATATGAAAAATTATTAAATGATTTATTAAAATTAGGTTTTAGAGGTTTCGGTGATTATGGTGGCGCTCAATTTGGTGGAAGTAATGCTCCATCTAAATATCCAAATATGCTTCATGCAGACCTTAGATCAACCCCTATGGCTTGGGGACCAAATGAAAGTGGAACAAGTATTTCGCAAACAAATAGTATTTTTGAAAATTTTGCTAGAAATAATTTAAAAGCAGTAAATCTTGGCGGTTCTGGTATTATAGATTCTTCCATGCAAACAAATGTGCAAGCAGCACTTAAAAGTTTATCAGATTTCAAACCTCAAATAATAGCAGCTGGTGAAAAATTATCTGGACTAGCTGGTACTACAGAATTAACTGCAAGAGCTGAAGAAGAAGCTGCAAAAATAACTAAAGACTCATCGCTTCAAACTAAAATTGCAGCAGAAATTCAAAGTCGTGCAAATGCAGAAAGTAAAATTGGACTTGAATCTAAAGCTAAAAGAGATATATTTAATTTAAGAAGTGAATTAGAATATTTAGAACAAGCCCCAAATACATTTTCAGATGGAATGAAAAAAGCATTCCTAGAAATGGATAAATCAAATAAAAACTTTGCTTATGAAATGGGCCAAGCAATACCTAAAATGTTTTCAGATGGAATAACTGGGGCAATTATGTCTGCAGTTGAAGGAACTACTTCATTAAAAGATGGATTAAGAAATGCTGCATATGAGTTTCTTAAAACAATAAACCAAAGAATGATTAGTAATTTAGCTGATAAATTTATCAGTGGTATAGGTAGTTTTGCAATGAGTTTTGGTAATGGTGGTTCTGTTCCAAAATATGCCTCTGGTGGCATGATTAATGGAGGTTCTGGATCAAAAGATGATGTTCCAGCAATGTTAATGGGTGGGGAATATGTTATTAATAAAAAATCTGTACAAAAATACGGACCAGACTTTTTACGAGCAATTAATAATGGTACATTAGGTGGATATGCTACAGGTGGAAAAGTTGAAAACTTACCTATACAAAATACATCACAAGGAGATTTTTATACTCCTGGAACTTATGGTTTAGGAGGAATACAAGGTCGTGAAAATCTTTTAGATTTTGCTACACAATCTTATACATCTGGAAAATATGATGTTATTAAGACTGGAGATAATTATGCATCTATTAATCTTGAAGGAGAAAGTGTTAGATTAACTAACTGGGGTAGAATGAATAATGCTCAATCAGTTGCTATTAGAGAAGCTAAAGAACAGGCTTTTGATTTATATATGCAAGATGTTGAAGCTGAGAAACAAAGAAAAGAGCAGCAAAAACAACTTGATGAACAAAACAAAGCCATGAAAAAACAAATGTTAATTCAAATAGGCATGGCTGTCGCTGGTTCTGCTGCAAATGCTGGGGCTTCTGGTTTTAAGGCTGCATTTGACGCAGCTAAAGCTGGTGGAGCTAGTACATTATCAGCATTTGGATCTGGTCTTAAAGGTGTTTTTACTGGAGCAGCAACAACTGGCGGTGTTAATGTTGGTGGTTTAAATAATTGGTTTACTGGAATTGGTAAAGGATTGACTGGTAACTTCTCAGAAGCTGGTAATTATTTTAAACTTGCCAATATGAGCAGTATTGATAAATTGGGTCAAGCTTATAGCATGGGCGTTGGTTATGATGGCAAAATGTCTTCATTTAATAAGTTTTTAGATAAAAGTGGATATATTCCTAGAGCTTTTCCAGTTGAACCACTTGAACCTTCTGTTGGATCAAATGGTATTTTAAATTGGTTTAAACCAACACTTGGTAGAGCTACTGGTGGTATTATTCCTCAAACTTCTGGTATAGATACTGTACCAGCAATGCTTTCTGGCGGCGAGTTTGTAATGAATCGCGCAGCTTCACAAAATATTGGAACTGGTAATCTTCAAGCTTTAAATGCTGGCGCAGCTTCTTTACCTACTGAAGAAAAGACGGAAGAATTAAATGATAAATTAATTGCTAAATTAGATGAATTAATAGAAATAATGACTGGAAATGGAAGTTCTGGCGCTATTACAATTAATGTAGACTCTAATGGTAAATCAACACAAGAAACATCTGGAGAAAGTTCTGAATCTAGAGAAAAACTTGCAAGACAAATTAAAGAAACTGTCATGAAAGTTATTGAACAAGAGAAAAGACTTGGAGGAAAATTAAGAAGAGGATTAGTATAATATGTTTGGATCAAGAAGTAATTATGAAAATAGATTTTTTATCGACAATGAGCAAATTGTTGGTATAGAGTCTATTGATATTAATTATTCAAATTCGCCATCAATAAGTAAAGTTCTTGGTGCTAAAAATGGTTTTGCGGTTATTGGAGCTACTCCACAACAAAAAATATCTATTACTAGAAATTTAATATATAGTGATGATATTTTATCTTATACTGGTGCAACTAATATAGTTGGTGGAATTGATTATGAAAATAAATCATATAGATTTAGTAGTGGTTACTTAGATGAGTATATGGTAAGTTGTGCAGTTGGTGCAATTCCAAAAGTAACAACAAATATTACTGTTTATGATGAAATGAAAACTGGAGCAAAATTTACTTCATCAAGTTCAAGCCCAACAATATTAATACCAAATCAAGGATCAATATCTGTTTCATGTGATAATTCTACAACTAATAGGGTTGTTGGATTTGATTATGCAGTTAAAAGTTTTAGAAAACCGATTTATACAATTGGATCGTTAGTTCCATCAGAAATAGTTTCTTTACCAATATTAGAATACGCTTCATCTATTCAAATTGATGTAGATGATGCATTTTTGCAAAGCGGATTATCATTTTTAAGAAATAGAAAAAATAAATCTGTTTCTTTTGTAATAAAAGGGAGGAATAATTCTTCAATACAATCATTAACAATTCCAAACGCATCATTAATTGGCGAATCTTTATCCAGCAGTGCTGATGGAGGAGTTAAATTAACACTTAATTATATAGGACATTCATGAGTACTTTTTACAATAGAGATAGAAACATTAGTGTAATCAGCCCGATTTCATCTTTAACATATGATCCAGTTTATGGTTCTAGAGTTTCTTTTAGCTCTATGTCTAATATGTATTTTACTAGAGACGGTTATTTTAATTTAATACCACTTTCTCCTAATAGTTTGTCAGCAGAATATGAATTAAGATATGATTTAAATGAACTTGATTCTCAAAAACTTATTGATTTTATTGAAAGTAAAAATGGGGAAGATTTTATTGAATTTACTGATTCATCTAGTTTTTATAAAAAGTTAAGTGGGTTTTCTGATAGTTACGCAGTTAATCACATTAATAAGGGTCATTATGAAGTCGCAATTAAAATAAATATAGATAGAGCGCCAACATTATTAAATTGGTCTGGAATGACTTTTATTAATACAACATTTCAAAATTGGACAACTAAAAAAGCTTACGAAAAATATGATATTATTTATTCAGGAATAAGTACAAATAAATTAAATAATTATTATTATTGTACAGAAAATCATACATCATCTTCAGCTTCTGCTGATGGGCCAACAGGCTCTTCATCTAAATGGACTCAAAATTTCTTTTTTGAACCAGATTTAGGATTGCAAAATAATGTTGATTTAAAAGTGGATAAAATTAATTTCAGAAACTCATTTCCACAAAGAATAAAAACTGAAAAAAATATAGCAAAAACAGACTTTAATTATAAATTTACTAATATAACTACTAAAAAAGCAAAAGCTATTATGCACTTTTTAGAAAATAAAGGTGGATATAGAAGATTTTTACATTATCCACCTTCTATTTATAATAGACCAAAAGTTTTTTATTCACCAAGCTGGAATCACACTTGGAAATATAATAATTCACACGATATTGAAGTTAATTTAATTGAAGACCCATTAGGAATAATACCAACAGGATCATGAATAGAAAGATATTAAAAAGCGATGGGGCATTTGTTTTAATTGGAGATTCTCCTTCTTGGAAAACTTCAAGTGAAACAGGTAGACTTTTTTCATTGGTGCAAAATTTATCTTTTGGTTTACAAAATGATAGACAAAAATTAAAACAAGTCGGTTATGAAAACTATGCAGTTAATCATATTAATAAATCCCCAGATATTAATTTAAATATTAATTATTATTTAACTCCTTATTTACATAATGAATTACAGCTTGGTTTTAATTTAGCTTATTCTTCTGACGAAGCTTTTTCTATAAAAGAATTTAGATCTAATAGAATTAATACACTTTTAGATGAATCTATAACAGATGGTGATGATAATTTTACTTCTAATAATTTTTATGTTATAATAGATAATAATCAATTAAGGGATGCAATTACAGAAGCAGAGAAAACTTCTCCAGCTAGTGTTAATTTTAGTGGTTTTGATGTTGTTTCATTTGGTAACTGTTATTTAACAAATTATCAACTTTCATATTCAGTTGGATCAATACCTACTGTATCTACATCATATTTATGTTCAAATATGAAATTTGACAATTTAACTGGAAATGTGTTAACCATTCCAGCAATTAATCCAGTTAGTGGTAATTCAAATAATGCTGGAACATTAAATTTGTCAAGTACGATAAAATCTATTTTAACTGGAGATTTTGGATATAATAATGTTAAAGCATCTAATTTACCAGTTGCAACACATAGAACCTCAACCTTTACCCTACAAGATTTGCAATGTGGTGGTGTGGCATTAAAATCAAACAGTAATCCAATTTTACAAAATTTAAATATTAATTTAGATTTCACAAGAACTAATTTATATGGATTTGGCAGCAATTATCCATTTGATAGAAAATTAGAATTTCCAGTAAATGCGACTGTTGAATTACAAGCTTTGGTTTCTGGCGTTTCTTCTGGTTTTATAAGTGGTATGATGACTAATGAATCTAATTATAGATTTAATATATCTTTTTCAGAGGTTACACCAAACAAAGTAGATCCAACAATTGGCTATATTACAATTGAAAATGCAAAATTAGAAAATTTTAATTATTCAATGTCAGTTAATGATATTATGAATTTTTCCGCATCTTTTTCTGTTGAGCTGTCTAATGATAAGAATTTTTACTTTGGTAGAGCAATGGAATCAGATCGTTGGAGAGATGTTAAAGATTTATGGTCTGTGTCTAATATTACTTGGCAATAAAAACTTAAAAAGTGTAATAATAATATATGAATCTTGGTCCACAGAAAATATCTACTACTTACCAATTAGTGCTAAACCAAAGCGGTGGAGCAGTAACATTGGGCGATGGTACAACACCAAATTGGATAGGTTCAACTATAGCATCAACAACTGGAACTCAAACAATAAGCGGAGTTAAAACTTTTCAAAATGATACTATTTTTAATGGAAGTGTTGGAATGGGTACAACTACACCAGATGAAAAACTACATGTTCATGCTGGAGATATTAAAGTATCACGAGGAAGCTATGAAGATTCACAATATTTAATTTTAACTACAAATAGTTCTAATGGGGGCGAACTTATATCGTATTCTGCAGCTAATAGTGCTAAGGCATTAAAAATTCAAGCTACTACTACTACTGATCATGACCTCGCAACAGCTGGTGATCCATATATATCTTTTAAAACATATGATACTGAAAGAATGCGTATTACTTCTGGTGGATATGTTGGTATAGGAACTTCATCTCCAGCATGTTCGTTAGATATTGAAGGTGGTATTAGGGTTGATGGTGGTTCTCCTGGAGTTGGAGGTATTTCTAATAATGGCTATGCATTTAATTCACCAGGGGATACTGATGCTGGCATGTTTTCTTCTGCAGATGGACAAATAGAATTTTATACAAATAACAGCGAAAGAATAAAAATTTCTGGCGCTAATGTTGGTATAAATAAATCAAATCCAAATTCAAAATTAGAAGTTGCTGGACAAATCATATCTTCTTCTATAGAAAATAGTGGACATATTAGAATGATTCAAGGTAACTATGCTACAATTTTTAGAAATGATGGAAGCGATTTTTATTTATTACTTACAGATTCAGGTAAACAATATGGTTCATATAATACTTTAAGACCTTTTATAGTAGATATAACTGGTGGTAATGTTCAAATAAATACTAGACTTGGGGTTGGAGTAGCAGATCCAAGTACAAAATTTGAAGTAAATGGTACGGCAAAAGCAACTACATTACAAAGTGATCGACTTGAAAATACAGAGGGTAATGAAGCTATTCTTTTAGAACCAAGTGATGATTCTATTAGTTTCGTATGTAATTCTAATAAAAGAATGCATATTACATCAGCTGGTAAGGTAGGTATTGGAACTACAACTCCATCTTATAGTTTAGATGTTCGTGATGGAGGAATAGCTACGATAGGATCATTAAGTGCGCAGTGGCAAGTGAATCAATTTATGTTTGGTGATACAACTCATGAAACAAGGTATTGGATGGGGACTCGTGGTACTGGAGATAATAATAATGCGCCGTGGAAATTTTATTATCATGTTACTGGCGCATCACCTACTTATCATGAGATTCTATCAGTATTACCAGATAGTCTAAATTCAACAAATTATTCTTTAAAGTTAAAAAGTAGTCAGATTGTTGTGAATTCTAGTAATAATGTTGGTATAGGAACTGGATCTCCAACAGAAAAACTCCATGTAAATGGAAACTTAAAAGTAGATGGATTAATTTCAACAAATACAATTACAGCTACTAATGGTTTTGCTATTCCAAATCAATCAGCTAAATTAGCTGCTGATTTTGATATGAGAACTAAAGATCAAGTATATAATATATTAAGTATTTCATTAACAGCTGGTACATGGTTGGTAAATGCGCATCTTACATACAATAGAACTAATACTACTGCAAACAGCGTTCTTTGTAGAATAAGCGATGGAGTAAATCATTATGCATCTGCAGAAGCGTATAGACCAGGAACAGCTAATTTGCCTATTAGTTTACAAGTGACAACAATTATAACATTAGCATCAGCAACAACAATTATATTACAAGCGCAACAAAATGGAACAAGCGTCACTAATGCTACAACATCTGTAGCAAAAGCTAGTACGGTCTACGGAGCATCACCTGGGGCCACTCAAATAAATGCAGTAAAAATAGGTTAATAATCTATCTTAACATTTTTGTTTTCAAAAGATTTCATTTGTTCTGGATGTTTTGCTCCTTTACGTTCTTTTGAATAATTTTCAAAGTATTTTTCTTTAATTGGATCTTTGCCCCCAGCTAACTCTGCACGTTTATTGCTCATTTCAGCGCTTCTATCTAATAGGTCGCCATATGTGCCTTTTTTGGTTCCTGTTTTTTCAGCAAATTGTTTTGCGCTAAATGGATCTATCTGAGAATCAATAGATGCACATGGTGAATAGAAAACCCTAATCCAGTCATCTTCATCTCCATTTTCGCCAAAATACTCATGCTTTTCACTCATAGACTGAACAATATCTCTATGTTCGTCTGTTGATTTTCTTCTGTATGTATAAATTGGCATATATATATTACTATAAAAAAAACAGGTGAAAATTCAATTCCACCTGTTTTCTATTTTGGATTTTGCTTTAATATTATGCTATTTCTATTTCTAAGCTATCAGTTACTGATTTCTTAGGAAGAGTCAATTTAAGTAATCCATTTTTATATTCCGATTTAATATGATTAATCGAAACGCAATTATTAAGATTAATAGATAAGTTTTTAGATCTCTCTTCGTTCTTAGCCTTAATCTTAAGGATTTCATCTGTAGCTGTAATTTTGATATCAGATTTATCATATCCAGCCAATTCTACTTCGGCAGTATAAACATCCCCAACATCTTTAACGAAAGATTTTGGATATGAGTATGAACTGCCTAATGTTGAAAATAATGTATCGTATAATGTATTCATAGACTTTTGCTATATCAGAAATTATGCCAAGCATTAAACCCCAAAAATACTGGACAAAATGGCACTAGCTGTATGCTCATATGTCATATTGACCGATAACTTTTGTCCCTCTGAGTTATTTTGTCCCACTTTAATAGTTGCTCTTTCTGTTGCGAGATTAAAATCTTCTTCAGTCCAAGTGTAAAAAACACCTTGATTAAATGGATCTCCAGTCTTAAAGAAAGCTCCATCTTCAACAGGCATTTCTCCAGAAGGTTCAACAAGAATACTGTTTTCATTTGTTGCCCAATCTTTATGAGAGGTTGCATTCAATACAATAGACCATTTGCCAAGAGCGGTTGCATTGAACGCTGGAAGATTCCAACCTTCGCCGCCACTAAGACCAGTTAGGTCAATATCAATTGCATTAAGAAATTCGTTGACTTCTTTATTTGTCTTAAGATATGGAAGAAAATTAATATTGGTATATCTTTTACCTTCCAAAACATTCTCAATGATAGCTTGCATTTGCTCTGGTTTAAAAAATGGATTAGTAACACAACAAGTTAATTGATATTTATTATCGTTACCATATTTTTTAAGCCAAGACTTAATGATTTTGCCTGTGTGCTTTCTATTCTCAAATTTGCCCATCAATCCAAAATGGATTACGCCTTCAAGATATTTTTTATTAGTTTTGGCAAAATCTTTATCAAATCCCATAGGGATATAAGTTGCGTTTTCACAATCATTAGATAAAAACTTGTCTCTTGAATAGGTTGAGCTAAAGAAAACTCTATCTTGTGCTTTACAAAGCTGTTTTTCGAGTTCTGTTGGTTCACTGCATTCATAAAATGTCAATAAATTTTGAGTTGGATTCTTTCTATTTTCACTACCATTAAGATGCCATAGCTTAAAACCTGGAATATCTTTTGATAGATAATCAAATCTTGTATCAATAGATTTCTGCAACCATTGACCAAAATCTTGAGAGATTTCAAAAGTAGAAATATCAAGATTCCCAATTGGGAAAATTCCAACTTCAATATTTTTCTTATAAAACTCTTTAAGAATGTTTAAAGAAACATTTCCAAAGCTAAGAGAGTTAAGAGGCGCTTCTACTAGTAGTTTCATCAAAATGGGATGTCTTCTGTGTTGTCTGAAGTATCATTAGATACTTTGACATTAGCCTTTTTATTTTCACGATAAGTTGCTTCGCTTTCTGCTGGTCCAGAACCATCTTCCTTCTTTTGAGCAGTATTAAGGAACTTAACCTTATTTGCACGAATGAAGTGACGGCTTTGAGTTACTCCTTCTTTATTTGTCCAAGATGACATGCAAAGCTCTCCTTCAATAAGGACTTCTCTACCTTTCTTCAAAAACTTGCCACAGGCTTCTGCGGTCTTATCCCACGCTTCACAATCAATAAAGCATTTTGTCTTTGCGTTATTTTCCGATACACAAACTCGCATCATGCAAATTGATTTGCCGCTTTGAGTCTGCTTGATTTCTGGGTCTTTTACAAGATATCCTAGTGCTACAATTGTATTAAACATTTTCTAATTCTTTCTTTGTTTGTTCTATAAACTTATTATGAATATTGATGCATCCTTGTATGCTCATCTTAAGTTTTTTCGCAATGCTTTTCCAAGGTGTGAGTTTATTATAATCCGAACCATATCTCATGTCAATGATTTTTTTCACTCTTTTATCTTCATTCAACTCAGCCAATTTATAAATCTTTTTAAGTATCTCTGAGTTTTGTAAATCTTTTACAAAATCATAAGAAGCTTCTTGATCGTTTTGATGATATTCTAAAGGTTCTTCTTTTCTTTTTTTATTTTTATTATATAAATTTAAACATTTCCAACGAGTTTCATTGGCGAGATAAGTCGGAAACTTAGTATTTAAATTTGGGTTATATTTTAAAGCAGCATTATAAATAGTATAATCTTTATCAGCAATAACATCTGTTTTATTAACAAAGTCACAAGAGTCAGATATAATCTTATTAACTATATCCATGTAAATTCCAGAATGCCTATCAATCAATTCTTGAAGACTAAAATTGTCATTTTGCTCTTTTATTCTATTTATAAGGAGTAAGTCTGCTTCCATAGTGAAAATTCTTCTTCACTAATTATATTAGAAATAATTTCAAAAGCAACAGAAATTAATATTTTTTTATCATCTGTAGTATTCCAAGTAAACGAACAGTCAGAATTTTCTCTTAAAAAGACATTATTTTCAGCTTCATCAGCATTTGCATCTGGGACTTGATTTCCATTTTCATCAATCCTATCAATAAAAAACATATAACCATTATTTGACTTAACCCAATCGAATTCGTTTTTGAATCTGATATCAGGCACAACAAGAATTGAGTTTTCTTCAATAGATTCTTGGATTTTTTTAATCCAAATATCTGGATCTAATTTTCTTCTTACGTGTGTCCCCCATGTAACCAAGAATGGTCTAATAATATTTTTCTCCTCTGTTTTTTCTGTGAATACATCAATACCTAAAGTATTAAAAATAAAATCTTTTGATTCTAGTTTTAGTTGATCAGCCAATGCAGATCTTTTAGCTTTAATACCCATTTCTTGAAAGATATCAAGAAATTGATTACATAAAGTATCTTTCCCACTTCTAGCGGGTCCAGCAATTCCAATTATTGTACTCATTGACCTGTGCTACCAAAGCCTCCACTGTTTCTATTGGTTGACTCAAAAGAGTTGACTACTTCAATCATTGGACTAATTGTTTGAGAGAAAACCAACTGTCCAATCTTATCACCCTTTTTATAAATTTTGTTTTTGTTAATATTCACGCAAAGTTTATTTTTTTCATGCATTTTAAAATCAAGTGGTTGCGGTATGTATTTAAATCTAAGTTTAATAGTTCCTCTGTATTCATTGTCGATTAGACCAACTGAGTTTGCAAGTACTAGATTGTATTTTGATATAGAAGATCTTGGAAAAACATAAGTATGATATCCGTTTTGTGGCTCAATAATTAAATTAGTTTCATACTCCACATAATCAATTGCAAAATAATCGTCACTATTATCAATAGTGATTCCTTGAATAAATGGATCTGATGCAGCAATGATATCATAACCAGAGTCAGTTTCATTAGCTGGATACCTTATATTATCTGTACTGTTTACTTTAATTATCGTCATTTGTTTCTCTGTCTATTATGTTTAATAAATTAGATGATAGTGTATG